AGAAGTTGTGCCTTACCAATGAAATTGCATCCTTTTTGTTCGAGGGAAACAATTTTATGAGAAACACGATCAAGATTGACGGTAGGTCCATCAGGATGACCGAGTTCTCCAAGAGCACGACCTTTGCAAATAAATGATTCATTATATCTTGCTACTTCACGAGCAAGAGTTTGCATTGGATACATTCTGCCATTACGATTGCAGATATCACCTTGAAGGAAAACTCCTTCAATGAACATTTTCTTTTGAGTACCTCTTCCCTCGGTGATGAACTTAACCTGGGATACTTCTTCTGTGATGAGTTTCATTTTAGTTTGTGAATGCTACTTGATTTGCTTTAATTGCACTGTTTGTCCAAATAACATCTGTTGGAAGTTTTTGTAAAAATTCAACAGAGTATTGGGGAATAGTGAAAAAATTAGTCGTTGCTGCTCCCACTCTTGTATTGATTCCAACGGTAATAGAACCGCTGGTTGCATTACATAAACGAACACAAGTTGCAGAACTAATACTTGTTGCTGCACCAGATGAAGTTCCTGTTGTTTCTTCAGTAAGAATAATCTTAGTAATTTGCATTATTCTTGATCCTCTGAGGTGTCTTCAGTTTCATCAAACATTGTTGAAGATACTAAAGGTCTTGCAGTCTCAATTCTCTCCGCAGCTTTAGCAAATAAAACTTGTTTAATTTTATCGCTAACATCTGAGGCTGAAGAATCTGTTGCAATCAAATCGATGATTTCTTCCATAAAATTAGGTATATGTCTATCTTCTATTTATATTTCAGCTTTCTTGGCATCTTTTTGCATATCAGCATCAGATTGTTGGTCAATCGTTGGTTCTTGTGGAATTTGTCCCATATCCATACCATTTTGACCCATTCCTTCCGTTCCATATCCAGTTCCTTCTGGTGCTGCTGGAGGAAGTGGTTGACCTGTAATCGGATCAATCGTAGATGGATCTGGTAAAGTGCCATCTTTAATCTCTTTTTCAATCTGTTCATCAATCTCAATAATTTCAGAATCAGTTTGACGAAGAATTCTTTTACGAACATATTCTTGAGAAAAATATTTCCCAATATATGGTTCAATAGTTGCAAGAGTTGCTAGTCTTCCATTTACTAGTTCAGATTCTTTTAGTTCCGCAAACTGATTATCATAAAGAAAATCGTATTGTATATGATCCGACATCAAATCCCAGTCTTCTGGGGAAACAATATTCTTCAAAATGAGTTGAGTGCGGAGCATATCATTAAACATCTGAGAAAATCTTTTTCTCAAACGTCCAACAAATTTTGAAAACTTAAGTTCATCTCTAAGAATTTCAGAAGAACGACCCAAGTTAAATCCACCATCAGAAGCAATTCTGGATTCTGGAACTCCAAGTGCTCTGTAAAGTTTCTTTTGGAAATATTCAATATCAGCAAGTTCTCCAAGATTCTGTCCTCCCGGAAGAGTGGTAATTTCTGTGCCACGACCACCTTCTCTACGTGGAAGCCAGAAATCCTCTAGCATCGACATAAACTTGCGATCATCACGTACTTCACCAGTGTTTGCATCATATACAAGTTTATTGCGATAACGGTTCATAACCTCTTTAAGGTATTGCTCCGCCTTTACCTTGGGTAGATTACCTACATCAATGTAAAAAATACGTCGTTCTGGTGCTCTCGATAATCTATAGATAACCAAAGAATCTTCAATCATTCTAAGTTGATTGAGTGCTTTAATTGCTTTATGGAGATATGAGAGTATAGTTCCTTTATTTCTATCGACTAGTCCAGAAGTGCAATAAGAAATGGAATCCTTTGCTATCTTAATTGCCTTTTGTCCACCTGCACCAGATATCATCCCTGTTGGATAATTTGGAGTTGGTGTGTACATAAAATACTCATCAATCTCAACATTTATAGATTTCTCATTTTGATGAATAGTGTTGAGTGTGACTAAATCTTTTTTGGAAGGTTTCTTCTCTTGGCGAATATATCGCATCTTCATCGGATCAATATACCTCAATTCTTGAATTCCAAATTGAGGATTTTTGGTATCAATAACTTTCAAATAATAAACTCTTCCATCAATATACCAGTTTCTAAAAATCTCATGGCACTTTCTGTCAAAGTCCATGATTTCTTTTATATATTTAAATTCGTTTCTAATAACTTTTTTTAAACTATCGCTTGCGTTAAGATTGGATAGTTCGATTTCTACTGGAGAATCATATAAATCACTTACCAATGCCTCATTTACAACATCCTCAATGGCACCATCACACTCTGGATGAATTGCCATTTCACGATATCTCTTAATCAGATCGTGTTCTGTGCGATATACTCCCTCAATGTCAACATATTGTCCATAAAAACCACTAGCAATATAGTTATCAACCCCGTCGTCATTGTTAGGTGGGACGGGGGATACTATTGATGGTGATTTTTTTGGTTCGTCAATAGAAAACCCAAAAAGTTTTGCCATAGTATAATCTGTGAACTCTTGTTATATTCTATTTAGTTGATGTCTTGACCACCTGCATTAGCAGCATTTCCTTTAACTGCTTCCCACCATTGAACTTGAAGTTCTACGGTAAATTCTTGAATACCTTGAGAATCATATGAAAGATCGATTGGTGCAACCTGAGTTGGGAATACATCATAGAAATGATATGCTCTCAAAGTTTCTCCAGTACGATCAAGTTGGTAAACGTATGCGTCTGCCTGATATGATGCTGGGTTTGTTAAACCAGTGTTATCAGAAACTCTATTGATTTTATTCATCCAGTTCTCAAATGCGGAACGGATTGCAAAATCAGTATCATTAATAACAGTTACGGTCCAAGAATCAAAGGTTCTATCTCCAGCAATTTTTAGAACTCTTCCTCTAAAAGGAACTTCGATCTGAGCAACGTTGGAAGCGGGAAGATTTGCACCTTTTACCAAAAACCTTGCTTTATCAAGAACTGCAGCATCTGCCTGAGCAGCATCTGGAAATGAAAGTACAACCTCAAAGAGGTTTGAGCGAGCACCACCACCAGTAAGCTTACTCTTGAAGTCGGTAATCTTTCTTAAAGGGGGTGGATTTAGTTGATTTCTAGTTGCCATAGTTGTTTAAACCTCTAAGTTAATTAAACTGATCCGATTACTTCTTCAAAAGCAACACCAGTTCTGGTGGCAATGAAGGTTAGACCGATGAAGTTGATCGATCTTGCAGGTTTAATGTAAATATCAGCAACAAATTCGTTACTGTCAATAACTGCAGCGGTATTGTTTGTTTCATCGCAAATAACAACATAATCAAAAATACCCCTCTTAGATTGAACATCGCGGAGGAATGGTTCAATGATATTTACAAAGTTAGTTCTTGTGATCTCATCGTTGAACTCGAAAAGTTGATCCTTTGCCGCAAAACTGATAGCATCTTCAAGATAGATGAACAAACGTCTAACGTTTATTCTATCAAATGCTGAAGATTTGCCATAACCAGTCTTATCACCAAACAGAATAATACCAGATCCTGGTGAGAAAATTACTGGGTTAATTCTATTCGAATATAATTTATCTCTTTGAACTCTACCTGGATTGTATGCAAGTTTAACCGCATTTAAGATAGCACCCCTAGAGGTTCCTGCTGGTGAGAACCATGGGAATTGGTTGATATCATTTCTAGCGCAGGTTCCTGCAATGTCACCATTCAATGGAACATATCTAAATGTATCATTGAATCTATCGTACATATACTTATAACCACTATCAAAAACTCCATAAGTTGTTGATGTGATAGGAGCAAAGAAACTGATTACATTATTTGTAATCGTGTCAATGTTATTAACTGTTACCGTTCCAACCGATGAATCATTTATGAATGCCTGTCTGTATGGAGAAACAAATGCGATTGCATCTTTTCTTGTTTCGGCAACAGCAATTACTTTATTTGCAAGTGCTTGAGCTGTTTCTTTTGGATAGTTGGCAGATCCCATTAGGATGAAATCAACAACATAACTTTCTGTATTTTCAAATAGTGTATAACCAGTGATGATATTATCAAGACCTGAGGATAATGCCCCAGAAGTTGTTAGATTTGTTCCACCATCATAGTTTTTGCCACCAGATAGTGTATAAGTATTTGATCCAGAAGCATTGAAGATTACATTATCTGCATTTTGATCCCATCCACCATCTGCTGTGAGAGTAAAAGTGGCATTTCCAGCGGCACTAAATCCAGTTGTTACAACACCAACAGGTTGAGAACCTCCAAAAATAAACTGAGAGTTAGTTGCTAGATACTTTCTCCAGTATGAAGGACTTCCTACAGAATACTCCCCATCCTTTGCCTTAGATAGTGAAAGGTGCTTCTCTAGAATTGTTCCAGCATTTCCAGTAACAGTTCCTTTATCATCAATCAGAACAACGTGAACTTCATCAAATCTGGATCCTCTAGATGCAGCATATGTTGAAGTTGATGGTCTATTTGCAATAGAATCCCATTCAATTGTTCCTGTAGTTAAAGTAATATACTGCTCTTCAAACCAATCAAGTTGTCCAGTATATGATCTTGTTGTGAATGCAGTTCCAACTCCATTAGTATGAATTGCAACGTTTCCAGTATTCGAAAGTGTATAAACACCAGATGGTTGATAATCAACTGCTGTTATAGTTCCTGCTGTGGAAACGTGACTTACTATCTTTGCTCCGAGTGTACCAGATCCAATCTCAGTAATAACTCCCTTAAAATATCCATTTAGCACTGAAGTTGATCCAGCACCTGGAAGAACGGTTCCTGTTGGAACTGCTTGAGTAAATCCATATCCAACTACAACACCAGATGTGCTAATGCCAGTGATAATCTGGTCTGCCTTAGCATCAATAATGGCAACTTTAATATCATTTGCCCAAGAACCAGGATTGTTTGCGGCAAATGTTACATTCGTGATAGTATTTTCATCATATCCTAACTGGTTATAATGCTCTTCACTCTTAATTTTAATGCTTGATGCTGCTCCAACAAATGCGTTCTTAAGTGAATCGTCATCTGCTCTAACTACTCTTAATGTTCCACCATATGCGAGATATGATGAAGCCACCATCCAATGCTCGTAATGCTTATCTGTCGAGTATGGTTGTCCAAAAGTTTTATAAAGATCATCCTCATTTTCAATGAGTTGGGGGTAGTCGACTGGTCCCTTTGCAAAAGGTGCTACAATCGCGCCAATTGAACCAGAAGCTGGATCAACTCTACCAATAGTTAAATCAACCTCTCTTACTACAATTCCAGGAGATGCTAAATTAAGCGGCATCTTTATTCTCCCCTACAAGGCCAATGTATTCTAGAAATATTTATAAATTACCTGTATTACAAATAGTCCCACATATATGAGCGATCACCATACTCGTCCAAATGCCAACGATCTCCTGAATGATCTACAAAACTTGTCATTTCATCAATACCATCAGAGATAAATCCAAATGGAGCCATATCTTGGTCAATTTGATTCTTTTGTTCCTCATAAATTCTCTTACGAACATCGTTATCCGTCATTTCCTTAAAGTAGTCTTGTGCGACTAACCAAGAGAATATAACCAGGCACATTGCAAGGTCATCGTTACAACCTTCCTCTGCCTCAAATGAATTGCCCCTTTGAGCGAATGTTGTGAGTTCTGCGATGATATCATAATCACATACAAGTAATTTATCATCCTCCAATAATGTCTTTAAATTGGAGCATCCTAATTTTTTAACTGCCGCAGTTGTTCTGACTCCTAGTTGTGATTTTTTTCCTGAGAAACCAGAACCCACAATCTGCCCTGCACGACCTCTCATCGCACACATAAGCACATTATCATACTCAAGATCATATTGTAGAATGCTTGCAACTTGATCACCAATATCATTTACCTCTACCAGCAACCAGGCATCATTATAACCCTTCGCTACTTGATGAATGACACTTGGAAACATCATTGGTTTAATTTCATTATTTCTGTATTTTGCTACAATTTTGTATGGGAAGTTTGTGATATCAAAAACAATAAATGCTGAGTAATCATTACCAATTCCCCTTGCCACGTCAACTGTGATTAGATAGTTATTCTCTTCTTTTGCTTCTTCATAAACATCCAATCCTGCATTTTTCTTGATCGGATCTTCATATACAAGATTTCTAAGTTTTGCTGGATTGATGAGTGTATTTACAGAACCTAAAAATTCGCACTCAAACTCAACCTTAAACTGCTGTTCGCTAGTATTATCAATCGTCTGCTGCTTCCATTTTTCATCTCTACCTGGAACCTCTGACCAATGAACATCTGTTGGAACATAACTATTTTTACCCCTTTCAGCATCGTGCCACATACGGTAGAAGTGATTCATACCACGTGGGGTAGAAACAATAATTACCTTCGTGCTTTGACCAGAAGAAATTGTAGGATAAACCGATGCAAAGAAGTCATCAGCGATGTGATTTGGAATGAATGCAAATTCGTCCAAGAAAATGATGTTGTATGAACCACCACGAACGGCAGATGATGATGTGGAGTTTGATGATATTTTAGAACCATTCTCAAGTTCCAAAGAACCTTTGTTCCAAGATATAACACCTTGCTGCATCCACTTGGGTAAGTTCTCATAAGCAAGTTGCAATCTATTGAGAAGATCTCTTGCCGTAGATGCCTTGTTTGCCAGAATTGCAATATTCACATTATCATTAAAGACTGCATAATGTAATAGGTATGATACACAAGTTGTAGATTTACCTGTCTGACGAGGCATCTTGCAGATATTGAATCTGTGCTCGTGGAAATTACTAATTAACTTCTCTTGGAACGGATACATTCTAAAAGGTTGTAGTCCGTGATCAAGAGTAACAATCTTAATATAATTTTTTGCAAAATAAACTGGATCATCCTTACATTTAAGAAATTCAAGAATTTGATCTTGAGTAAACTCAATGGAAGTATTTGCTTTTTTTAAATTCGGATTACCAAGATAAATGTCATCAGCCATAATATAACTCTATTGTATCAGCAGTTCCAAGCTCTAAGTGATTTATTGATTCTTGAATCGGGATCGTTT